TAGAATACTTGTGTTATAATATGTGTGTAAAGAAGGAGGGCAAGAATTATGAGTATGATTTACAAACATTCACATAATCCTAGTGATATGACTATGGATAATATTAACAGAATTGTTGATATTATAGAGACGTATTTATGTGATTATAAACTTGGTTTTCATTTAGTTTACCAGCGTAGGCATTTAATAAGAATGGATATTCGTAAATTAAATTCAAAGAGTGTAATAGCTAGTTATTCGTTTCGCTATAACACTATGACGTTATTTAAACGTAAGGTTTTGCAAGGTGCTGTATCACTTGAGGATATGATTAAAGAGAATGAGAGACGCGGATATGAGTATTTACAATGATTTAATACTTGCAAGTTGGTTTATCTGTGTAGTATTATCTGTATATCAAATTTATCAACAATGCAAAGGTAATTTTAAATATTATAAGGTGTCAAACAGATACATAAATTTCATTATAATGATGGTTATAATGTTAGTTATGTGGTTTGTATTAATAAATATGAAATATGATGAATTAATGGAGGTGTGCAATGTAAAATATTAAAGTGTTATGACTTCACTCAAAAGCGTATAGGTTGTAAATTGTTATGCTACTACAAAATTAGACAACTTGAAATAAATTAATTGAAAAAGCAATGTTAAAATTAAAAGGAGAAAATTAAAAATGGAAAATTTAGGAAATGAAGTAATGGCAATGGAAAATACAGGTTTAGTTGTAACTGAGGACATGACTCATGAGCAACGTGTTAACTTATTCAACGCGGTAAATAATGCGGAGGGTTTAAGTGATCAAGTAGGTAAGGACTTGTATTTGACTGGTTATATCGTGCAAGATGTAGAAAAGGAAAACGAAAAAACAGGTGAAATTATTTGTTCAAAATTAATCACTGTAATTGATAAAGAAGGCAAGGCATATGCTACAAATAGTAAACCTTTCTTACAATCATTGAAACAGCTAACACAGGTATTTAACTACGATTGGACGAAAGAACCGGTATGTGTCACAATCATTCAGAAAAAATCGAATTCAAGTTCAAACAAATATTTAAGCATGGCTGTTAAATAGCCTAATAAATTAAGGGTGTTAGCCAAACACCCTTTTATTTTTTGACTTAAAAGGGGGTGTTTAAAATGGCTAAAATGCGAAAATCGTTTAAGGATGTTAAGCGGTTAAGAAATGCTATAGCAAGCGCTAAACGAACTGCTACAAAAGCGCAAAATTTAGGGCAGGATGTTGTGTTCACAGACATTCGAACCATTAAAGATTTTAACGATCGTAAAGAGTTTAACAAGTATTTGCGTTCGATTGAAAAATTCAATAAAGAAAATAGGTTTATCGAAAATAAATATGGTGTTGTTTTTAATCGAAATAAAATTGAAAAAGCTAATAAATTAATTGATAAGCAAAATAAGCAACGTAAACAACTTTCAAAGTCTGTTGGATTAAGTAAATTAAATGAAACAAAAGGTGGAATTGTAACACCTATAAGTGTTAAAAATGCTAGGTCAACTTTGCGTGATGATCGTGGTGGGTTTTTTGAGCCCGTTCACCATGTTAACATTCAATCTTATAGATATCCTAAACAATTGGACAAACGAATTGAAAATTTAAAAAAGAATACAAAGAAGGAAAATCAGAAAATTAAAAACCTTAGAAGTAATTATAAAACAGCGATTGAGGAACAAATAAGAGGCGGTAATATCACAAAAAAGGAAGGTAAACAACTAATTAAAGATATAAAATCATTATCGGATAAACAATTATTACAATGGTTTTATCAAGAACGTAAGGCGGTTTCAGTTTTTAATTATATTGATATGTCACGTGAATACACTAAAAACCAAATGTTTATCAATGAACAATTAAGCAAAAATATTAGAACGGATATGTCAGATGTAAAAGATAGTTTAGCGGTATTTACCGGACGTGCCTATGTTAGTGGTGGTGTGGTTAAGTATAAATAATGTAAAGGGGGTTGTAGTATGTCAAAGAAAAAAGAGCCTAAAGAAATATGGGCTTGCGATTTTGAGACTACAACCGACCCTTTAGACTGTAGAGTTTGGGCATGGGGCGCAAGTTTTGTTAGTGATTCAAGTGTGAAAGAATATGGGAATAGTATTGACGGTTTCATTGAATGGTGTAAGCAGAAAACACGTAAATTATATTTTCATAATTTAGCTTTTGATGGAGAGTTTATTGTAAGCTGGCTTTTAAGTAATGGTTATGAATATTCGGATAAGCCTAAAACCGGATGTTTTAAAACAATTATATCGAATACAGGTTTATGGTATTCCATTGAAATATGGTGGAAATATTCAATTTATAGATCAACAAAAACGACTATATGGGATTCGTTTAAATTAATTCCATTTAGTATTGAGAAGATCGCACATGATTTTAATTTACCAATACGAAAATTAAAACTAGATTATAAGGCTAAACGTGAGGTAGGGCACGAGCTAACACCACATGAAGTTGACTATCTTTTCAATGATATTGATATTGAAGGTATGGCACTAAACGAATGTTTTAAATTAGGCTTTAACAAAATGACAGCAACTAGTTGTAGCTTTGACGCATTCAAGAAAACGTTGCCTATGTCGTTTGAAAAGATATTCCCACCTTTAGAAATGAGTGTGGACACTGATTTAAGACCGGCTTACAGTGGTGGTTTCGTGTGGGCAAACCCAGAACTAAAAGAGAAAGAAATAGGGCAAGGAATCGTATTTGATGTAAACTCTTTATTTCCAAGTTGTATGTATTATGAATTATTACCGTATGATACACCTATTTACTTTGAGGGTGAGTATCAACAAGATAATGAATATCCATTATGGGTAGGCGTTGTTAGTTTCGCTTTTGACATTAAAAACGACCATATACCTTGTATTGCATTGGATAAGTTTTCTAGATTTTTTGGTAGTAAAAAATATGTAACTAGTTCAAATGGTGACATTGTGAGAATGACTGTCACAAGTGTTGATTGGGAGTTATTTAATGAACAATATGATGTTTATGATGTGGAGTTTATCAATGGATATAAATTTAGGGGGTGTGTAGGTATGGCTAGGCAATTTATTGATGAGCAAATGGAAATTAAAAAGAATTCTAAAGGTGCACAAAGATTTATTGCAAAAAGACAATTAAATTCGGTGTATGGAAAATTCGCAACGAACCCAAATGTCACTCCTAAAATTCCTTTTATTGATAAGAATGACGGAGTGTTAAGACTCCATGATCCTATGTATACTACTTATGAAGATGGTGAGGTTAAAGAGGTTATTGATGAACAATTTAGAGACCCTATTTATTTACCTTACGGTGAATTTGTAACCGCATATGCGCGTAAATATACAATATCAACTGCACAAAAAGTAGGTATTAATAGAGTCGCATATATTGACACGGATTCAATACACTTAGTAGGTACACAACTTCCTGACGCAATTAAAGATATTATTGATGATAAAGAATTAGGATATTGGGGTTTAGAATCTGTATTTAATCGTTCTTATTTCATTGGCGCTAAAAGTTACGTTGAAGAAATTGAAATCAGTTATAAGGAATATGTTGAGCACCAGCAAGAATTTATTAGTGAAAATGATTGTAAAGATAAGTTGTATTATATTCGCGAAGGTGTTTGTTATTATTTGAATGTAAAATGTGCTGGTATGACACAAAAGGCTAAACAGAATGTAACATATGATAATTTTAGAGTTGGAAATGTGATTAATGACTGTTTAAAGAAAACTCATGTACCCGGTGGCATTGTGTTAGTCGATAGACAATTCAGCATTAAAAGTAGATAGGAAGGTGATAAAGTGATAAGTGTTTTAACAAATATATTGTGTTATTTATTTATGACATTTTGTTGTTTATGTGTAACATTGCTATTTGTCTTGTATATTATAGGAATGGCATTAATGATTATTTGGATTATAAAGGAGTGATGTTTATGAATTTATTGTTAAATATAGTTGTCGTTGTTTTCGTTGGTTTGATTATGGATTATAGTTATACTCATTTACGAAATGAAAATAAAACCTTACGAAAAGATGTTGATAAACTACAATATCAGATGTTAACTTATGAAAATGGCGGAATTTTTGAAGAGTGCGATAAAAGATTAAAAGAATTTAATGAAATCATGTTTGGAAGTCCACCGCTGAAGAATAAAGTTGTTATTGTAAGAAGTATAAAAGATTATGATTATAGCTCGTATAGAAAAGATATTGACGCATTAAATGAATATCTAAAGGATGGCTGGAGTATTGTTAATCATGAAACAAATGAATTTGTGCATACGTATATACTAGGTAAACCGCTGGCATGGTGTAAAGAAAATGGAGGTGATGGTGATGATGAGTGAAAAATCGAAAGAAAATCGAAATAAATGGTATCGAGATCATGTTAATAAATATTGTGTTTGCGTCAATAAAAATGAAACTGAAGTTGTTAATTTTATTGAGAATTTATTGAAACATAAGAATTTTAGTTTTTACGTTAAAAATAAAATTAAAGAAGATTTGGAAAAAAGAAAATAATCTGTTATTATATTTACGTAAGGAATAAAGAACGGAAATCAGACATGCATATCAGAATTACTCGCGGTGAAACGTGCTGATAACATAATTAGGAATAGTAATCTAGCTGGTAACACTTTAAACTTTACAACCTATATTTATGAAACCCTCATAAAAGAGGGTTTTATTTTATATTGACTTTACACTATTAATATAATATATTTATAAATAGAAGGGATGTGTAAAATATGGAACGTGATGAATTGAGAAACAAATTTACGGAAGTGTTAACGGTTGAAGATCAAGCCGAACGCTCGACTATGTTAAATGATATGCGAGCTGAAGTTGAAAAGACTTTTACAGAGTTGGATAATTTAAAAACATTAAATGAAAGTTTAGTTGATAAAAATAACATGTTAACGGAAGCAAATTCAAAACTATTTATGCAAATTGGAATTGAAAAACCAGAGGATAAGAAACCACAACACAAAGGTTTAGATTTACGCAAACTAGGCGTATAGAAAAATGAGGTGATTAATATGGGAAGAACAACAGGAAAAGATGTTGCAAAAACAATTCAAAATGATTTAGGTCTAGAGAATGAACCAACGGGTCAAGAAGTTGCCAGTGCAATGTATAATTTAAGTTCAAGTAATTTTAGAAGTACAATTGGCGATCCAAACGAAACAAGTTCTTTAGAGTTTATGAACGGCTTGCTAGAGTATCCGGACACTTTAGGTGTTGAGTTTATGACGCTAGCTACTCGAATTGGTAGAGTTATCGCTCATAGAAATATTTTAAGGAATAAACTAGCTCCATTTAAAATGGAAAACATGAGCTTAGGCTATACAATGGAGGAATATTTTGTTGAGTGTGCAAAAGAGCATGCTTATGATCAAGCCGACGCGGAAAACACTTTATTTAAACGTGAACTTCCGGACATTAAAACAGCCTTCTACATTGTAAACAGAAAAAGTTTTTATCCAGCTACTATCACGGATGATGATTTAAGAAAATACTTTGTAAGCTGGGATGGTGTAAATAGTTTAATCGCTCGTATTGTTGATTCTATGTATAATGGAGATAACAAAGACGATTATAATTATATGAAATCCGCTTTAGTTACACACTATGAAAACGGATTAATGAAGATCGTAAAAACAAGTGCGGTGACGGATACAGAAACGGCTAAAGAGTTAGCGCGTAAAATTACAGAATACGCGTCATATTTGACAGAACCAACAAATGAATATAACGCAATGGCGGTCACTAAACAAAATGACTACGAAGATATTTATGTAATTTTGAACGGAAAATCGAACAGTTATTTAAACATTGATTGGTTAGCTCAAACATTCCAATTAGAGTTCGCTGAGTTTAAAGCGCACGTTTTAGTACTCCCAACTTTGCCTAACACAAATCAAGGAACAATTGAAGCGTTAGTTGTTGATAGCGAAATTTATCGTGTATTCGATCAAAAATATAGTGTAGGTGTTGCTTATAACGCTAAAGGCTTATATTGGAACTACTTCTTACATCACTGGGAAGGTATCGCAACAAGTAGATTTGCAAACGCTATTGCATTCGTGTCTGGCGCAGTTGAAGAAAAAGTAACGGCAATTTATGCTAACCCTCAAGTAGTACAGGTTAAAAAAGGCGGAAGTGTAACAGTACCATTTACCGTGCAGACTAGCGGATTAAACGCGCCAATTAGTTTAACTGCTACATCAGGCGCGACAACAATGGTTAGTGCAACATTGACGGATGATTTAAGACACGTTACAATTAAAGGATTAGAAGCGATTACCGCTGAAGGATTAACCACAGTCACAGTTAAAGACACAAATTCTAATGTAAAATGTGATATTAAGGTTGTTTATAACGTATAGTTGTGTTATAATATCGGTGTCATGAGTAGGACATGACACCCTCCTTTCTATTATTTAGGTAAATTGCAACTTAGGAAAAAGAGTTATTAGTTTAACTCTTTTTTTCTTTTTTATTTAAAATTAGTTGAACATTCAACTATTTTTTATTATGATAGAAAAAGAAAGAGGTGATTAAAATGAAAATTATTTTAGTAGCATTGGTTTTTAATGGCTTGGATTTAGTGACAGGAATTGTTGGCGCAATTAGAGATGGAGAACAAATAAAATCTAGTAAACTGAGAGATGGACTATTTAAAAAAGTTGGATTTGTGTTCTGCTACACATTAGGTGTATTAATTAATTATGCTGAAAATTTGTTGGCTTTACCTTTTGATGTAGACCTAGTGCCGGTAATTTGTACTTATGCGGTCATCACAGAAGTGGTAAGTATTATTGAGAACATTTCTAAAATTAACCCTGATATTTTACCAGATAAACTAAAAACTCTAATCGGATATAAAGGAGATGATTATGATGAGTAATGAAAAAATAGATAAAATTATACCAACAGATGAATTGGATAATGTGCTACCAAAATATGAACCTGTAAAATTAAGCGGTAAAAATTTAGCTCAACAATATGTTAGTGCATTTAATACGGGTATGAATATTTACCAATGTATCAACCAATTGCAAGGTTATATTGAATGGGTGATAAAAGCTGTGAATGATGTTGTGGTGCAGTGGAATGAGACTGTAGACTCACAACTACAGAATTCTATTAATGTGGCTAAACAAACTACAATAGAACAATTTAATATTGAATGGAATAAAAATAAAACACAGTTGGACGCTGAAATTGAAGGAATGATACAAGAACAGTTTAATCAGGCCTGGCAAGAAAAAGAAAATGCAATAAATGTTAAAATTAATACTGTTAGTACTGATTTAGAAAATTTTAAAACTGAAACAAATACAACAATTTCGCAAAATCAATCAACCTTTAATACTTTTAAAGAAGAAACAAACACAAAATTTACAACAACTAAAAATGAATTGACAGAGTTAATTAATACAACTCTAAATTCTATTTATCCAGTTGGTTCTGTTTATATTAGTTTAACTAGTACTAACCCTGGTACTTATTTAAAAGGAACTTGGGAACAGTTCGCACAAGGTAGAACACTTATTGGTGTTGGTTCCGGAAATGACGGAGAAAATACACAAAGTTTCGCAGTAAATAATACGGGTGGTAAGTATAAACATTTCTTAACAAAAAGAGAATTGGCGTTTGTTGATTATGGCGCTTTACTCCAGCAAAATGGTACATCAATGGGCGTACACTCACATAGTCCTGGTGAAAGTGGAGCAGAAAAAATATCATTAATGCAACCATATTATACTGTTTATTTTTGGAAACGTGTAGCATAGCAAGTATTAATTACTTGCTATTATTTTTAGGAGGCACACCATGAAAAGTAAAGAATGTGAATTATCAAGTATTTATAAAATGCAAAAGCCGGAAGATATTCCATACAACTTACCGGAAGGTTTAAGCGTTTATTTTTATATTGATTTTTATATGCAAGCTATGCACATATTAAAAGATGTAGATTATGAAAGATATAATATATGTAAAGAGAAACTACACGAGTTAACAATATTAGAGGAGGAATTAAATTTATGAAAGCCGGCCAAAAGTTAGTGCATGGTGGCCATGAAGTGTGTTTATTTCCTATGGAAACAATGAATATCACGCAATGGTCAAGTACATCATCATATAGTCATTGTTGTGGACATCCTTTTGATAATGCAATTAGTGGACAAGTTAGAGTACCTGCGTATGCTCCATTTAGTTGTCATTTAGTGCACACGTACTCGTCCGGTAATACTAGAGTTTATCAAAGTGATAATGAGGTATGGACACCAAGCGGTTTAAAAAATGTAACTGTAAGTTTTACACATGATCCAAACCCACCAACAGAAACACGATATAAACAAGGTGATCTAATTTATCATACGGGTACGGCTGGAATGGCTACAGGAGACCACTGTCATATAGATCAGTCTTTTACATTAAACGCTGGGCTAGTTAGTTATGGCGTTGTGTGTAGTTATGGAAATGAATGTTATGCGTTAAGTGGCTCAGAATTACCGAATGATGTATTTTATGTGAATGATACGAATATTGTAAATGGATATGGTCAAGCGTGGCAAACGTTTGAGGGTGGTCAACCTCCAACACCACCACAACCAAGTTACAAATATACTAAACATTATTTCATGTTAGACGGTTTAGGAATTGATTTTGGTTTTTATAAAACAAAAGAAGAAATTCAACCAGGGCCAGGGCCAGGACCAGCGCCAACTGGTAAATGGATTATACCAGGTGATATCAATAATACAAGACCACTTGCGGAAGATGAATCTAAACAAAATTGGGTTGCTTTTTGGCAGTTTTTCAAGGCTAAAGGTTGGACTGCAAATGCGGTTGCTGGCATATTGGGAAACTCTTATTTTGAAAGTACCGTTAACCCGAATAGATGGGAGGGTGATGTTCCCTTTGCACAACCGGTAGCAAGTCGTGGATATGGGCTAGTTCAGTGGACGCCTTGGACGAAAATAATTGACTGGTTAAAAGAAAAAGGATATTATCCGGATGTATCAAAGTTTGGTAAAGGTGAATGCGAGCGAATTCAATGGGAAATGGAGAATAACCAACAATGGATAGCTACAGCAACCTACCCCGAAAGTTTTGCAAGTTTTTCAAAATCTACCGCCGACCCTTATACACTAGCAATTGAATTTCTAGCGAATTACGAAAGACCAGCCGACCCGAACCAACCACAACGAGGGACTAAGGCTCGTGAAATTTATGACTATATCAAAGACAAATAAAATAGTTGAACATTCAACTATTTTTTAATAAGATAAAATAAAAGGAGATGATTAAGATGAGTATAGGAGTCGTTAACAGTCAATTTACACCACAAAGTAAAATTTATTTATTGAAGGGTTTAGAAATTGACGCAATGAATAACACTTTTTGGGGTGCATTCGACACACCCGAAAAACAATTTAATTTTTTCATAAATAACTATGACCACATTGTATTTGAAAATTACACGTATCAAAGAAAAGATGGTACGGTAGTCGTACCTGGTGTTTATGATGATCTACGTTTATACAATTATTTAATTTATCAAAATGGAAATACAGGAAATAAAGCAAAATGGATTTACTGTTTTATAACAAGTTTGGGTTACTTAAATGACAATGCCACTAGTATTAGTTTTGAAACGGATGTGATACAAACATGGCGGTTTGAAATTGAAGAAAACTTTATGGAATCATATATTGCATATGAGCATAGACCACAATATTATGATACCGGTGATGGTGCACAACGACCTTGTATCAACACACAGCCGGAGAATTTAGAGGTTGGAACGGATTTAATCAGCGATAAACAATATTTACTAGATATTAATGAAAATACTAGTTTCGCTGTCATAGGTATGACATGTGACATGACCGGAAAAGACAGTTACACGAACGCGCAACTAGGAACACCTAGCCAAATCAACTATTATATTTTCGCCTTTAGTAGATATTCGGGTGTTGATAAAAAAGCCGTAAAAATTAATGATACAGTTTATGATTTAACCGGATTATCAACAGTTTTAGATGGCATAAGAAAAAATGAAAAGTTAGTTGGTAAATGTGTATCTATTATTGTTACTAACTCCATACCCGGTTTAGCTATTGAAGGTAATTACATTGTATATAAAAAAAGTGGTTGTTTTAGTTATGAAAAAGATGGTGATTATTTAGTATTGAAATATAAAGCTGAAACCATAAACAACATGTATCTAAACGATTCAAACATATACCCAAAAACACAAGTATATAATATACCCGCGTTTATTGGCTTTTCAGAATTCACAAAATTATATTCATATCCATATAGTTATTTAGTTATTAGCGATAATAACGGAACAACAAAAGCTTTTAAAAATGAATTATGGCAGGACATGCAAAAAGCGCAATTTATTTGTATTGGTTCACCTAATAGTTCAAAAATAAATATTGTACCATTAAATTATAAGGTAACAAAATCAGATGAATCTTATTCAGATTTAATCAATTTAGATAATTCTTTTGAATCACAATATGAAACTAGCTTACCTATTATTAGTGATACGACCGCATTAATGCTACAATCCTCACGTAACTCTATGAACGTTGGATTATCCAATATTAGGAGATCAAATGAAACAAATTCAGCTATAGCCAGCGCAACCGGTAATGCACTAAGCGCTCAGACAAGCTTACAAAATAACTTAAATTTAAGTGTTACCACACGTAACACAAATTTAGCTAGTAACTTAAATGACTTACAAAACAAATCAAATATGATAAATGCCAGCATAGGCGCTATAGGTGGTTTAAGTGGTGGTATCGCCAGCGCGTTAACTGGTAATATTGGTGGTGCTGTTGGTAGCTTAGTTGGAGCTGGTTTAGGTATTGGACAAACAGCCATGCAAAACCAAATAAATACAAAACAAACTAATTTACAAAACGCAAATGCACTTGCGAATGCAAACGCACAGGCTAGTGCTAATAGTCAATCTACCGCAATAGGAAACCAGTTAAGACAATTAACAACACAGTACCAAAATCAAACAAACATTCAAAATGCTATGGATAGTTATAATGCGCGTATTCACGACGCACAAGCAACGGCTGATAGTATTGTGACCGGCTCGAATGATCTAATGCGACAAATAGCACTAGATTTAAACACATTTGTATTATACGTTTATAGGCCAACAGACGAATATAAACAGAAACTAGAAAAAATATGGAACATGCGAGGGTATGCCACTAATACAATTGACTACCCTAATTTGCGATCTAAAATATCATGGAACTACATTCAGACGGTAAAATGTAATATTAAAGGTACGAATATCGACCCGAACGACTTGGAAAAAATTAAACGTGTATTTGATAATGGCATTACACTCTGGCACAATAAGAATGTTGGTGATTATAGCCAAAATAACGGTGAAAGATATTCATACACACAGTGTGACAAATACGGAAATTATAAAGAAAAGAAAGTACATTAATATAAAAGGTTGACGGTTCAACCTTTTTTATTTAATATGTAATTAAAAGGAGATGATTAAAAATGAATTTATTGAATGATACGAGTTCATTCACAGATTATTGTCGTAACGCTGTGGATGTTGCTACTATGAACAATGGAGAGGCGGATTTTATTTATTACACATACTTACAAATGTTGAGTTTAAACATGTTTAAATATAAAGGTTTGCCCGAATCCATTAATACATTCTATTTAGAATATGTTTTACAAACACGCGGTTACATTGGTTTTTATGATGATGAAAGGTTAGGTTTGATATGTAGTGAGATCACATTAGGTGGTCGATTAAACCACTACACTTTACCGACCGAATATCATACGGTTTCCACAAGTCCACTTATTAAAAAGACATTAACAAGTGATGAGTGTGTAGTTATGAAAAACAGCCCTTTATATGTTGGATTATTCCCATACTTAAATTTTTATGCTAAAAAATTAGCTTTAACAAGTCGAACTATGGATCAGAATTTAACTATGCAGTGGACCCCGTATATCATTACAGGTGATAGAAGGATGTTACAACAATTTAAAGTTTTCATGAAGAAGATTTTACAAGGTGTGCAAACGATCTTCACGTCAAAAGGTTTCAGAACGGAAGATATTAACATACTACAAACAAACGCACCTTTTATTGCCGACGAATTGCACGGAATGAAACAGGCAATCTTAAGGGAATGTATGACATTCTTAGGTATTGAAAACGCCAACATGGATAAAAAAGAAAGGTTGGTTTCGGATGAGGTCAACGCTAATAACCAACAGGTTATCGCGTCTAGAAACATTTGGTTAAGCGAACGTAAAAAAGCCATTGAAGAATTAAACAAAAAATTCGGATTAAATGCAAGTGTTGAGTTTGCCCCTTATGAAGATTATGAAGAAATCATGAAATTACTTGAATTAGATTCAAACACAAGTATTAAAGATTTTAATATTAATAAAAATTTGGATATTAAAGAAGGTGAATACAATGATGAATAAATTAAAAGTTCCTAACTATTTATTGACTTTGCAAAGTCCGGTGCTTGCTGAAAATACCGAAACAATATGTGGTGTATGCCACAATTTAGCATTAACAGAATTAATTGACGCTCAATATGAATTAAGCGATATGGAAGTGTTAGAGATCGCACGAAAAAAGATTTTCGATTTTAGCTATCCTTTCTATGATGATGTTGAAAAAAGAAAAGCTTTTGAAACCGGTATTTTAAAGCACTTTTGGTTTGACGAAATCGGGCAGGAAACTTATGCGTATTGGAAATTTGAGCTTCAACACTGGTTTGAAATCAATATGGATAGATATTATACTTTGTTTAAAACTATCCCATTCCAAGATCAGGAGGACCCAACCGCAAACACGAACTACACGGAAACTTATACGCGTGATAGTCGAGGTAATACACAAGCAAGCGGAGAAGATACGAGTATCGCTTTACAATCTGTAACTCCGGAAGGACGTATTGACATTGAAACAAACGACTATGTTAATAACATAGCTAAGACAATCACCAAACCAAAAAGCGCAAATGATACGACAGGACATGAAGAATATAGTTTTACTCGTAAAGGAAATATCGGTATCCAAACACTAGCGGAAGTATTACAAGGCTCACGGCGTGCGGTTATTACAATCGAAAACGAGTTATACGCGGAATTACAAGAATACGGGTTATTTTTCAATATTTTTTAGGAGGTAATTAAAATGAATATTGATGTAAATAAATATTATGATTATAGACAAAAAGTATTAGGTACATATGTAGATCGTGACCACTATTACGGTTCTCAATGCTGGGACTTATATTTTGACTGGTGTGAAAAGAACGGATTTAAGGGTGCTAATTGTACATCTAGCGGATATGTTAAAGATATTTGGTTAAACAGAAAAACAAATGGAATGACATACAATTGTGTTGAAATCACAGATCTAAAACCAGGTGCAATCGTTGTTTTCAAGGAAGTACCAAACATTACACCTTTAAGTCATATCGCTATTTTCGATAGTGATGTGGACGGTGTATACGGTCGCTTTTTAGGGGCTAACCAAGGTGATAAGAATGGTTTAGTGAATATCGTATCACTACCATATTCAGCAACATTCGACACGGCTTTCATGCCTAAAGCTATGATTTTAAGTGATGAAAAAAGTGAGAAGGTATTAAATGAAATTCCAAGTGATTTTATTAAGGAATATGGTACTTTCTACCCAAATTGCACAATTAAAATCAGAGAAGCACCGAGTCAAAAAGGTAATGACACGGGTTTATATTATACAAGCGGTATGAGTGTAAGATATGACGGTTATGTTAAACGTGATGGTTATGTATGGATTAGTTGGATTGGTGGCAATGGTAAACGTCGTTGGATGGCTGGCGGTGAATTAAACTCAAAAGGTATTAATTACTTGCCATATGGAGTATTCAAATGACAAAATTAATTGATTGGTACAGCCCTACAAACATAAAGTCATATAACAAATTTTTAAATTTCATCATTGGTGGTCGTGGTATAGGTAAAACGTATGGATTTAAAAAAGACTGTATCAGCCGATACAAGAAAAAAGGAAAACAATTCCTTTATTTAAGACGGTACAAAACAGACCTAAAGAAAATTAAAACATTTCTAAATGATCAGTTTGAAAACTTCAAAGATGATGAATTTAAAATTACAGGTGGTAGCAACTTTACAACCTTTTATATAAATGGCTGTGAAATGGGATACGCCACATCTTTAACAGCATTCGCAAGTTTAAAATCAACAAGTTATGTGGATGTGGATACAATTATTGTTGATGAGTTTATACCGGAAAAGGCAGGATTTAACGCGTACATTCCAAATGAAGTTGAAATATTATTAAATATCATTGATTCTATATTTAGACAACGAGAAGGACATGTATATTTATTAGCAAATAACGCTAGTATCGTTAACCCATACTTTAGTTATTTTGGTATCACACCCGACCCAAACAAAGAATTTAATACATTTAAAGGTAATGAATCCGTCGAACAAATCGTTGTTCAAATATGTCAAAATGAATATAAAAAAGGAAACAAAGAAAAATCGAAATTCCATAAATTAATATCCGGAACGACATACGGAGAGTATAACGCTGGTAAGTTTGCGTATGACACAAATGACTTTATTAAAAAGAAAACGAATGTATGTGATTATTTATGTACACTATACTATGATGATATTTATTATGGTGTATGGATGGATATGAACACGGGTTATGTTTATATCAACCAACAGATTAATAAAGAATACGGATATTGTTATTCTATTGGAAGTAATAACCGTGAGAATATGATGATAGCTAAGTTATGGCGTAAAGATCAAAGATTAAACATGTTAATACGATCATATCGTGATGGGTGTGTTTATTATAACAATCAGGAAACGAAAAGATTATTAAGTTACATACTCAGTAAATATTAAAAGAGTGATAATTGATATCACTCTTTTATTTAATAAAATCTTTAAGATCATGTTTATTCACAGTATATAAATAATACTCATGTTTTGGACCATATTTATTATAATACTTAATATATGTATACAATATTATTTTATAGTCTGTAGAACGCGCAATAATTAAACCGTCAAATGCAAAATAAAATTCCAATTCGATTTTAATATCTGTGTTCATTTTATCACCTACCATTTTTCACTATACATAGATACAAATGTATTATTAGTGTACTCGTGTTTTCTAACACGAACCAATAATAAATAATATTGCCTATAACTAATCAGTTCTTGATTATAATAGGACTGGATTAAGTTCTCTCTTTCAATATCACTTGTAATACCAAGTGTTCTATTTAATTCAGAGCATAAACGATTAAGACTGGTATAATTACTCATACGCTATGCCTTCCTTACAATCCAACAAATTTCCCTAAGATTATAGCTAATCATCTCATTCAATTCAACATAAGATTGATAGTCAATATCTTTATCATTATAGATACCCTCAGTTAAATCAATGCAATCACTAATATAACCAGATAAAATTTTTAGCACGTTAGCTAACTCATGCCAGCCCCTAACTCGTTCTAAAACAGCATCATAAGAATTTTGAATATACTCTTTATATTTTTCTTTAGTCATATTATGACCCTCCTTCTTTACACACATATTATAACACAAGTATTCTAGAATACAAGTGTTTTTGTAATTTCACATAATTCACAACGTGGCCTAGTGGGTCATTGTTTCACGTGGAAC